CGCTGGCGGCAATTCTAACTATGGCGGCGCTGCGGCGCCGGGCGCCCAGCCGGGCGGGGGCGGCGGGGGCGGCGGCGCCGGCACCGGCGGCAATGGCGCCGCGGGCCAGATCGCCTACACATTCTACATCGCATCGGTCCTCGTCTTGCAGTGGATGGGGCAGAGTGACGTTCGCCCGCCACCGCCGAAGACGGGCATGGCCGACCTCGCAGCGCCGATCGGCGTCATCGCGAGCGCGACGCCAACGACGTTCGTTTCGCAATGGCTCGGACAGAGCGACACGCCGCGTCTGCCACCGAACCGTCGAATCGACGATCTCGCCCTCCCACCCGGCGCGCCGAAGGGCGAGTTCCTGCCAAACGACGTCGGACAGTGGCTGGGGCAGAGCGACACATCACGCCTCCCACCGCCAAAACCGCCTGACAGCGCCTCGTTGTCAATCGCGCCGCCCCCGCCGCCGACGCCGCCGACGCCGTCGATCTTCTGGATGGAGGAGAGCGGCCTCGGGCGCTGGACGCTACTCAAGCCGCCGACAATGTGGGACCAATCGGCGTCCTACGTCGCGCCGGTCACGCCGCCGGTCCCGCCGATCGTCACCATGACGTGCATCTACTCGCTGACGCCGAACTTCACGGCGCCGCAGATGATGCGCGCAACCTCGCGCTACGCCAAGCTCGGCGACACGCTCACCTGGGCGGTGTCGTTCTACGTCAACCGCTCGATCGTGCTGACGCCGATCGCCGCCAACGTGACGATCAGCTACCAGACCAACGCCGGACCGGCAACCGCGGTTCTGCCGTTGAGCGCGACCGGCTACCAGCGCTTCGCCGCATGGACCGTGCCGGCCAACGCCATCGAAGTGTCGATTGCGACGTGGACGATCTACAAGGGCGCCGATGTCGCCGCGCGCGGCGCGATCAACATCTTCGGTCGCTTCGCCAAACCGATTCGCAATTCCTGAAATGAAAAACCCCGCCGCTAGGGAAGCGACGGGGTAGTCTGGGAGGAAACGTCCGACCCGCAGGTTGGGGGACCTGTGCGGATCGACATAACAATGGTCTAACTCGGCCGAAACGTCAACCTTTCTTCTTGCCTTTCGGCGGGTGCGCCCACTCGCCAAGATTGGAGATCCGGCCCGACTTGGCGGCAGGCGTCGGAGCTTTGGTCGGCGCTACGGCTTTGGCGAACGCGCCAGCGCCCTTAGTCTTCGTGGTCTGCGGCATTTTGTCACCCTTTCTTGTAGCCCTCGGCGCTTGGCCGACCAGGATTATAGCGGTCATTCTTGATCGCCACAGGCGCCGGACGCGAGGTCGGAATGATTGCCGTCGGCTTGACCGAGTTGCGCGCGTAGGCCCCGCGGATCGCCCGCTCGCCGACAGCGCGCAGCCGCGCCGAGGGAATCGTCATGCCGCGCCGACCGTCGGTCGAGATCACCGGCGTCACCTTGTCGGGCTTGTTGGAGAACATCGCGTCGGCCAACGCCTGCTGAGCCTGTGGCAGCTTCGGCGCCATCGCCTCGCCCTCGCGGATGTTGTCGCGCAAGTCGGTGTAGTGGCCGTCCTCCATGACGATGCGCGCCGTCTCGTCGACCGCCTTGACGCGAATGTTCTGGCCGATCGTCGCCGGCGCGCGGCCCTCTTCGAGCATCTGCCGCAGGTTCTCATTCTCGCGCTTCAGATCGGTCATTTGCGACGTTTCAACGCAGCGACGATTTGGACAAGGCGGGTCCTTCTTGGGCTCGGCCTTCAAGGTCCGAATCCACCTATGCCCGCACTTTCCACACTCGAAAGTGATTCGCTTCATGCGAGGGCCTAAATACTGATCTGAATCAACCCACTCAGAATCGACGGATGTCGTCGTCATCCCCGCCACTCCCGCCAGCCCTTCGGCTCGAACGCCACCGGCTTGCCGCCGGTGTTGCGCTGCGCCCAGAAACCATAGGCTTCCCAGCGCTTGCCCGCGCTGGTCCCGGCCCAACGCCGCGACGTCTGCCACTGCGCCACAACGCTCTGCTCGCCGTCGAGCGTCAACTGCACCAACGCGTGGTCGTGGGGCGGCGCGCCGTAGCGCCCACCGACTTCCGGCGGCTCCGGCATCGCATGCCAATCACGCATCGGATCTTCGGGCTCCGGCACAGTCGGCGGCGCTTCGACCGGCGAGTCGTCGCCGAACAGCGCGTCGTCTTCCGGCTGCGACATTTTAACGCCCTCATCAGGCGCTGCAAATTTGTAGTCTCTCGACTGCTTTGCCATCACTCGCTCCATGAAAAAACAGCAAACCCCAACCAAGCCTCGGGGCCTGCCTTAACAGGAACATCTAAAATTGTGACGCCCTGAGATATATCCAAGTCCTTACTGGTCATGTCGCATGCCAACTCCGCCCAGTTACTGGGGTTCAGCACAACTTTTTCAGGAGCGTAACCACCATGCCCGGCCTGCGCTCGGCACATAGTCTGAGCTACTCCAGCCAGTGTCGGCGCAATAAGTTTGATAACCGCCGTCACCATCTCTCGCTCCTCAAGCAAGGCCCTGGTCATGGAGCCACTTCGGCGGCTCCGGCTCGGTGTTCGCCCGCTCCTCTTGCGTCCGCAAGAAGTTTCGAACAATCGAATTGACCGCCGTCTCTTGCTTCGTCTCTTGACCCGACTCGGCCTTCATCACCACGTCGTAGGTCAAGCCTTGGGCTATCATGCCGCGTCGAACCCAATCTGTCCAGGCGCGCGCCGCCAGCGCGGCGGCGAACACCCGGTCATCCTTCATGTTCTCGTCGGTCGACTCCGGCGCGCCGATCTCGCCGTCGTTGACGACGACGATCGACATCTCGCGCAGCAGGCCGAACGACCGGATCTCGATCTCGCGGCTGGAGTAGACGCCGCGGTAGCCGTGCAGCAGCTCCATCTTAGTGCGCCAATTGGTCTCGAAATTGGCCATGTAGCCGGCGCCGGGGCTGTCGGCCTTGTGGTAGAGATACCAGCGCGCCTGCGCGCCGGCGTCTTCCCAGCCGCGCGCCGCCGTCTTGGCGACGTTCATCTCAGCGCCGATCAACTGGCGCAGATGCTCGAACTCGCTCATCACCAGCCGACCCGGCCCGCCGAGCTCGACATTGCACATTGAGTTGCGATAGGCGGCGCAGAGATGGAACAGCACCCACGACGCGTGCTTGGTTTCGACGTCAGCCGTGATGTACTCGGCGACCTGCACCATCTTATCGGCGAAGCAGCGGAACACCAGAATTGCATGATGATCCTTGTGGTCGTTTCGGCCGTAGGCCGGATCGAAACCGATCACATATTGCGCGCCGTCGACCGGCTCTTCCCACACCTTGAGCTCGACGTCGTCGACATCGTCGACGTTCGAGTCCATTGTGATCATCTTGAAGTGGAAGAAGTCACCGTCGACCTCATAGCGATAGCCATCGAAGATCGGCTGATCGTCCTGCATCCGCTTCATGTCCTGGCCGATCACCGCGACCTGAAAAAAGCTGTAGCCGGTCTGGACGAACGCGTCCTCAAAGGTGCTCGGCTGATTTTGCTCGAGGAGATTCTGCTCAGCGCCGGCCTTGGTCTGCTTCCAACGGAACCATGCCAATTGCTCGGTCGTGACGCGGTGCTGATAAAGCTTCTCCACGTCCTTGAGCATCTTCGCTTCGGCGCCGGTCGGCGGCGAAAGCCCGTAGGCCGAGAAGCGCGGATCGCCGCGCGTGATGCGGTTATTGTCGCCGGCCCACCAGCCGATGAAGAACGAGCGCTCGGTCAGATCATTGAGCCCCGCCATCCAGCGCGTACGCCAATGGTTCATGCCCTTGGCGGTCGACTCACGCATGAACAGCCTGTTCGGATTGTTCTGTGCAAGACCTTCTTCGAGCGACTTGAAACCTTCAACATCACCAAACGCCGCAACCTCAGTAGCGTGCATCAGCGCGTAGCCTTGGCCCTCGCCCCAACTGATCGATTTCTTCTTGGTGCCGGCCACCAGCAAGTCGAGCCGCGAGCCATTCGAGAATTGCAGCATCTGCCGGTTCGATCGAACGATGCTGAACGCTTCGCCAAAGTACCCCTCCGGGAACGAAGCGACGTAGCCCTCGATGATGCTGCGATCAACCTCACGATTCTTCTCGGTGTCAGTGACAAGACAGCCAATCAGGTTAGCGTGAACCGCCAACCAGAAGACATCGATCGCCAACGAAATGGTGGTTATGCCGAGTTGTCGTGACTTCAATATGTTGAATGAATGGACGTCATCGTCGAGGCCTTGGCCGATTACCCGGAGAAAACGATGCTGGCTCTCCCACAATTCCAGCTTCGCGCCGCGCTCGTCGGTGGAGACAATTTCCTTCGACTTGATGCGGAGCTCGGCGACGAACTCCTCGAGCAGCTTGAGCCATTTCCTTGCGCGTGGCGCCATCAGTCAGTTCTCTTCGACATAAAGTAGAGCGCAGATTTATGCATCTCTCCGACCTTGGCCCAGTCGACAAATTCCGACGTGAGGTATGGCCCCTTCGACTCATCGACTGGGTAACACGGTCCAATCATCACGACGTCCTTCGCCGCCCACTTCCCGACGTCGGCCCACATGCGCACCAACTTGAGACGATCGCCGAGGCTGCGGCTCTTCAGCCGCAAAGCCTTGACACGCTCATCGGTGAAACCGTCGTGCCGGCTTGTCCACATCAGCCACGCGATCTTCGCGATCTCGACAATGTACTTCTTCATGCCAACCCCATCTTCTCGCGCCACGCGTCGTTCACCGTCTGCTTCGCGTCGCGATCGATCTCGCTCCACGCGACGGCCTCGGTGACTGGCAAGCTGTCCGGTGTATCGGTAGCCGGTTTGTCGTTCGGGACCTGCTCGGCTGCCGACTCGTCGGCGCAGTCGAAGCCAGCGTCGAGCACAGCCTGTGCCACCCGGGAGAACGAGAACCACAGTGACCGCGTAAATTCCTCGGCCGGCAAAGCGTAGCCGTGTATGCCAACGACTCGATAAGGCTCGGACGGGTAGACACGCGTATCAGCGTCAAGCCCGGTGACGGCTCGAGCGATGATCCGTGCCAGCTTCTCGACTTTGTCAGCCATTTGTCGCCTCAGTCGTTGCAGTAATCTTCGTAGGACGCGTAGACCTTGACGCCGTTGCGCCACTCGTACTTCGGCTTTGGCCACGCCGCTTCAGAGCGCGCCCACGACTCGCCTTGCGCACGCAGCATCTCCGCGCGCTGCTCTGGCGTCATCGCCTCAACCTTGGCCTTCAATCGGCGCAGTAGGTCTTCCAATTCCGGGCTCATCATAGCGTCTCATGTTTCTCGCCCGCCGCCGGCTCTTTGCCGACAGGCGCAAGCTGCTCAACGAATACCTCGCCGCCAGCAGCGTCGCTGCGCTCGACACAGATTCGAACAGCCTGCTCAGCCGAAGCTCCGGCGTACATAGCGCCCAACGCCATCTCCCCCGCAGCGCCGACCACGGCGACGTCCTGGCCCTCAAGCCGATAAGCTTGGCCTGCCCCATCAAGACGCCACATCTCACCATTCGGCTCCAGCCACACCGCTGACAACCCCGCGTCCTTATTGAACACCGGCGGCGTCTGCTGACGATCGTAAGACCGGGAGCCGACGAACCAATCACGAAACCGCTGTGTGTTCATCGACCCGCCGGCGCAACCCGCAACAGCGCCATCCTGCGCACGACACAACTTACGCGTCGTCTTCGACACAAGAATCGCGCCGTTCGCCTGCCAAGTGGACCCGTCGGCAGCGACAACGCCGTCCTTGATGCAGATAATCGTCATCCTGCCGCTCCATGCTTCTCGTCGACCGCCGCCGGGACGCCTTTGTCGATCAGGTCATGGGCCACGACAGTCGGCGGCCGACCGAGCAACTCGGCGAACGCCCACAGCCGATCGCGCAGCTTGGACGAGACGGCGATCGTGACGTGGTAGCGCTTGGCGTCGTCGCCCTTGTCGCGCCAATGCCGCGTCATTCGCCGTTCCCATGCATGTCCGCCGGTTCGCAGAACTTCGACGGCGAAACCGAAGCGGCCGCTCCGCCGCCCGGCGACGAACGCGGCGCGGCCGGCTGATCGACCGGATCGCTCGGCGGCATCTTAAAGCCTGGCGGAGTTTTTGTCGCCGCTGACGCCTGCTGCGCACGAAGCGCCGCTTCGCCCGCCCGCGCAATCGCGATCAAATGCTGCAGCTTCAGGTGCAGGCTCTGTGCGAACCACGTGTCCGCTGCTTCGAGCAACTCGCGCTCGAGATCATCAAGTTCGCTCATCCGAAAGCTCCTGCGCCCCAGAAAAAACAAATCGTAAACAATGCGCCTAGCCCCAGTCCGAAATCGAGCGAAACGACTACGCCGACCGCAACGAAAGCTATGACAAGGCTCATCGCTTCCGTACTCCAAACGCCCGCGGCCGCGACCGGTTATGTAGCCAGCGCATGACTTGCGCCGCGGCGATCCAGCCAGCGAGAAATCCGGCAACGACGCCGAGACCAAACATCACTGCCGCGTCTCCCCGAGCACCGACGTCTGAACTTCCTCGGACGCGAAAACCTCGGACCGAGCGTACTCGCCACACGGCATGTCGGGATTGACGGCTGGATAGGCCGACTGGAAGCCAGGAGCCACCTGACCCTTCGGGCCGGGCATCGGCACGAGCAATACAGTGGGCGGGTAGCGGTAGCAGAACGTCTCCTGGCCTGCCATGCGCCGGTGCATGCACGACCTGCATGACTTGCCGCCGATGATCGCACTGTTATTCATCTCTTTTTTCTCAGGTGTGTGAGGCCGACGCGCCGCCTCGACCGACGAAACGAAGCTATTCGATACCACAGTATCATGTCAAGGCCGCAGTTCGGCCGCCAGATCGGCCCGGCGCAGCGTCGCATTCACCTGTTGCGCGGACCAGTCCGCTCCACGAGCCGTCTGAACGCCGCGCGCATCGAGCGCCGCGGCGATCTCGGCGAGCGTCAGGCCCTGAGCCCGGAGAGGACGAATCAGCGGCGCAACGTTGGCGGCGAAGCGGTCGGCCTCGCGGCGGGACAGCTTCGCCGCCGCGCGGCGCGCCAGGTTGATCCGTGGATTGCCGATCGTGAACGGCTTGCCGGCGCGGGTAACGCCGCGCCGTCTGGCGGCGGCAAGAGCGGCTTTGGTGCGCTCGCCGATGTTGCGCCGCTCTTTTTCCGCCGCCGCGGCGTAGATGTGCAGCATGAACGGATCGACGTCGAGGCCGAGCTCGGCGACGAAGAACGGAACCTTGCGCGCCATCAAGCCCGAGATGAAGGCGACGTCGCGGCTCAGCCGATCGAGCCTGGACACCAGCACCGCGCACTTCCGCTTACGCGCATCCGCCAGCGCCGACGCCAGAACAGGCCGGCGGCCGATCGCATCGAAGCCCTTTCCGGTCTCCACTTCGACGTATTCCTCAACGATTCCGATGTCGTGCGCGTCGGCGAAGAGGCGAATGGCCTCGCGCTGCGCCTCGACGCCGAGCCCGGTCCGGCCCTGCTTCTGTGTGCTGACGCGAATGTAAGAAATCATCTGCATAGCTGCCCCCATTAGAGTGCTGAAACCATGCGCTGAGTAAAGGGTTAAGTCAAGCCTGGCGGCCGTCTTTTATAACAAAACGTATAAATAT